CATTGGAAACATTATCAAAGCTAAGACTGTTAAATCACGTTTGAGTAAAGAGAATCAACAAGTAGAGATAAGACTCTTTTATGATGATAGAGGTCTTGATAGATACTATGGTCTTCTAGAACTAGGAGAACTTGGTGGTTTATGGAAGAATGTTGCTGGCCGTTATGAAATGAACGGTAAGAAAATATATGCTAAACAAATTCTTGCTGATCCAGAAACTTATTTTACTGCAGAAGTGATGCAGGCTTTGGATGAGATAGCACAGAAACATTTTAGTTATGGATCTTTATAGCTATAACATCTTACCTACAAATTTGTGTGATTATCTAATTGATGTTTATGAATCAGATGCCGAGAATCATGAGAGAGTTGACAATGAATCAAAACCAACTTTTACTCAATTAAATTTGAATAAACATCATCGAAAAGTGGTGTCAAATTTGTTTAATTATTTTTCTCTTGCTTTGAATTCATATAAGAAAGATGTTCCATCATCAAAATATTTACCAGAAGTTAAATATCTTGAAGAGTTTAGAATCAAAAAATATAAAGTTGGTGGAGTAGATCGTTTTGATGAACACGTTGATGTCATTGATCATAAATCAGCTAAGAGATGCCTTGCTATGTTATTCTATTTGAATGATGTTGAGGAAGGTGGTAAAACTATTTTTCCTTATCATCATAAAGAGTTTACACCTGTCAAAGGATCTGTTATAATATTTCCACCAACGTGGGAATATCCACATTTGGGAGAACCACCTATAAGTGGTTCCAAATATATTATGAGTACTTATTTACATTATTATTGATGGATAGAGTCGAAAAAACAATTCTACGTAATTTAATTTGTGATGAAGAGTATATCCGTAAGGTTATACCTTTTATCCAACCAGATTATTTTGATAACAGTCAAGAGAAAGTTATATTTGAAGAGATCGCAAAGTTTATTGTTAAGTATGATAAACCAGCCTCACAAGAAGTCTTATCTATAGAGATAGAAAACAGATCAGATATCAATGATACTCAGTTTAAAGAGATTGTAGAGATTGTTTCTTCCCTAGATAGACAGGTTGTTAATTTTGAATGGTTGGTAGACACTACCGAGAAGTGGTGTAAAGATCGTGCGATATATCTTGCGTTAATGAAATCAATTAAGATTGCAGATGACAATGATGAGAAGAAGAATCGTGACGCCATACCAACTATTTTATCTGATGCACTATCTGTCTCATTCGATAACCATATAGGACATGACTATCTCCAAGACTATGAAGACAGATTTAGATTATATCACCAAAAGGAGGAAAAGATACCATTTGATCTCGAATACTTTAATAAAATCACGAAAGGTGGTTTACCTAATAAGACTCTTAACGTCACGCTTGCTGGTACAGGTGTCGGCAAATCTTTATTCATGTGCCACCTCGCTAGCTCCGTGTTGCTCCAAGGGAGGAACGTTCTCTATATTACAATGGAAATGGCAGAGGAGAAAATTGCTGAACGAATTGACGCAAACCTCCTAAATATTCCTATTCAAGAGATAAGTGAACTTCCTAAGATGATGTTTGATAGTAAGGTTCAGAACCTTATTAAGAAAACACAAGGACAGTTAATTATCAAAGAATATCCCACAGCGTCTGCACATAGTGGTCACTTCAAAGCTTTACTTAATGAACTTGCATTAAAGAAATCTTTTAGACCAGATATCATATTTGTTGATTATCTAAACATATGTGCATCATCCAGATACAAAGCGAACGGAAATGTCAATTCTTACTCCTATATTAAGGCGATTGCGGAAGAACTCCGTGGGCTTGCAGTTGAGGCTAATTTACCTATCGTCTCCGCTACTCAGACGACTCGCTCTGGCTTTGCTAGTAGTGATGTCGATCTTACTGACACATCTGAGTCCTTCGGTCTTCCTGCCACTGCTGATCTTATGTTTGCTCTTATTAGCACGGAAGAGCTTGAGGGGTTAAATCAGATCATGGTAAAACAATTAAAGAATCGATACAATGATCCAACAATATACAAGAGATTTATTATTGGTATTGATCGTGCAAAGATGAGATTATATGACGTAGAACAAACTGCACAACATGACATTGTTGACAGTGGACAAGAAGAAGAGTATAATAGCCCTGAAGATAAATTTAAAAACAAATTCGCAGAGATTAAATTCTAATGTTTAACATATCAGATGTCTTCGATAAAATCAAAAAAGAATTTTCAGAAGAACCACTCAAACCAGAAATTCCAGAAACACAAACTAAGTCCGTTGACTTTGATAAGTATGCTATATTCGTGGATGGTGTCACATCCGATCCCAGTAAGGATTATCAATCTTTCCTTGAGAGTCTTGATAACCTTGACGGAGAAGGTGCCAATATTCAGCGGCTTCTTACTGCTGCTGTTGGTATTAGTGCTGAAGGTGGTGAGTTTATGGAGATCGTCAAGAAGATTATTTTCCAAGGTAAGCCTTGGAACGACGACAATAGAGAACATCTTGTTATTGAGTTGGGTGACGTTATGTGGTACGTGATGCAAGCTTGTGCTGCATTAGACGTATCATTAGAGGATGTTGTTGCAGGCAATGTAGAGAAATTAAAGAAGAGATATCCTGGCGGAGAGTTCGATGTTTATAAGTCAGAGAATAGATCGGTTGACGATAGATAAATAATATGGTTAAGAACTATCTCATATCATGGCCTCAGATGCCGTAGCCACTAAACAACAAGAAAACGCATCAGCATTTACTTTTAGAAAGTATATTGAGTCTGGTGGTAGAACAATGCCTACTTTTAAGGAAATTGCAAGTATATATCCATCCGTTAATGCTCAGTGGATGAGAACTTTTGAAGAACAGGCTATAGTGTTAAAGGAATATTTAAAATATGAAAGTGGTTATAATTATTCTAGAGATACAGGTATCATGCCTTTTCTAGAACAGATAGCTAAAAGATATTGTGGAGTAGAAGGAGGAAGTAGAATATTTGCAACTAAAGATACTTGGAATCCTATGGATATTGTCATGGTGAAAAAATCACAAGAGTCTTCTATTATGAGAACAATACAAGAACTTGTAACAATTGAAGGTATGACCGAGAGGGGTAATTTAACGTTGTTAAATTCTATTATGTATGAATCTCTCAAAGCAAAGGATATGATACCTATATCTTTGAAAGCTATAAAGTTGAGATATGGTGTAGATTTAGAAGAAGAATTAAATACAGGTAATCCAGAACAAAAAGAATGGGATGTTACTTCTGCTAGATGTCTTGTAGATATTAAAGATAGGAATTTTGTAAATTCAGAACTATCATTTCAATTTAAATTAAAGACTCCTCCATTCTATGTGATATCAGCACAGGTTAGAAATAAAAGATTGAGTCAACCAAACGGAACAGTTCAAATAGAGTGTATTAATAAATCAAAACCAGCTGCAAAATTAGGTGGTGTACCAGCAGATCTTTTAGACAGATACTTATCATCTATAGGAGCATCTAAACCACCATCAATAGCAAAACATCCAAATATACCTAGAGAATTTCCAGGCAATTGGACTGAATCACAACTAAATTATTGGATTAATTTATTACAAAGTTTACAGGGTGTTGCGATAGGTGGAGAAAATATAGAATTTGGTACACTATCTGTTGGTGGACAAGGTGCAGATTCATCTGGTGCAGAAGCCGTGATTAGGAATGGAGCTTTAAATGAACAAGTTGTTGATAGAGCAAATAATGGTAGATTTAGAAATATATTAGTTTGTTTAGAATATGCAAGAACATTTAGTTCCTTGCAACCAGAAGCTCTAGAAGGCCTTTTAAATGTTATGTATCATGGTGCTAAAAAAACTTTTGATTCTTTGAATGGATCTTTTGTAAAAATATTCTAATATGGCTAAAAATACACATTTAGAACACTTAGAAGATGACATAATAAATCAAGGAAAACAAGGTGGATTTAATGCTGTAAGTTTCTTAAAAGAGTTGGGTAAAATGTTATCAGAACCAGCATCTACTGTTAGAATTACAACTAAGTGGGATGGGGCTCCAGCTATAGTTTGTGGAATACATCCTAGATGGGATGTATTTTTTGTTGGGAATAAATCAGTATTCAATAAGACTTTACCAAAGGTATGCATAACACCAGAAGATGTTGATGCATATTATCCTAGTGGTGGATTAAATTCCATTCTAAAAACATGTTTGGAACACCTTCCAAAATTAGGAATTACTGGTATTGTTCAAGGAGATCTTCTTTTTACAAACAATAAAAAAACAATATCAATTAATAATAAAAGATTAATATCATTTCAACCTAACACTATTGTTTATACTGTTCCTGTAGATTCTGCCTTAGGTAAAGTGATTGACAAAGCTCATATGGGTATTGTATTTCATACCAAATATACTGGAACGGATATGGATTCTTTGAATACTACGTTTGGAGTAGATATTAGTAGTTTTAATAACACTGAAGATGTTTATTCAGCTACTGCAAGTTTTGATGACACATCAGGAGTGGCTAATTTTACATCAAATGAATCGTTACAATATAATTCTTTAGTAAACAAAGCAGAAGGATCTTTAAAACAAGCTAGTTCTTTTCTCAATGAAGTGACAGAATATGGTCAAGGTAAATTTATGTTGGGTGCTATGTTCAAACAGTATATGAATAGATTTATTAGATCAGGTTTAAGTATCTCTAATGCTCAAACTACATCTAATGGATTTGTTGTATTTTATGAAGAACAATTAGATAAAGAAATAGAGTCTAAAAAAACTAAATCTACACAGGATAAATATATAAAGATGAAATCAGATGGATTGAAGTTTTTAAAAACTAATTCACGATCTTTATATTTCACTGTTGCTTCATATATGAATTTGATTGAAGCTAAAACTTTTGCTATTAGGAAACTGGAGTTAGTGAAAACTTTGGGAACTTTTCTTCGTACTGATAATGGTTATGAAGTTACTGCACCTGAAGGTTTTGTAGCTATCAAATCAGGAAATGCTCTAAAACTGGTAGACAGATTAGAGTTTAGTCGTGCCAACTTTACTGCAGCTAAAGACTGGGAACAAGGATGAAATCATTTTTACAATTTATCTCTGAAGCCGAGACGCAAGCATCA